AAAGAACCAATTTATTTGTTGAACCACCAATAAGAGTTATGAATTCTTTTCACAAAGAATCAGGAAATTCAACAAATAGTGCTTCTTATAGAGCGTGTAGTGGAGCGAAAAATCTTTTTTTCAATACTTTTGTTTTGAAAAGTCCTTTTGATGTTGATGCGAAAATAATTGGTAAATATCCCAATGTAATGATTGAAGAACGCTACCAACTTGTAAATCTAAGAAATCCGACTTACGAAAAAGCACATTCAATAGATTATGATTTTCATTGGATATTCTTTTGCGAAGAATCTGTTGAAATGGTTCAAACTCCACCTTTTGCTCATAAAACAATTTCGTCCGATTATGGAATAATCGCATCGGGTTCTTACGATATTAGTAAATGGTTTAGAAGTATCAATGCTACCTATAATCTTCATCAAGGAATTGATAAATTCAAAATAAAAAAAGATGAGCCAATTTTTTATATTGATTTTAGAACTAAAAAAAGAGTAATTTTGAAACAATTTGATTTGAGTCCCGATTTACACAAATTAGCATTTGCGGCTTCAGAAATAAAAAATTTTTTTCCTTTTGAAACGCTTGAAGTTTTATATGATAGATTTTTACGCAGTAAAAGGCATAAAAAGGTTTTGAAGGAAATACGCCAAAATTTATTAGATAATTGAGGATGTATAATAATAAACCATAGTAAAAAATGAACTAAGGAGAAAAAATGGCAGGAACAACAAGTAAAGGTCTGCGGTACCCAACTGCGGGTGATAATCCTGCCGTACATACCGACATACTCAATTTAGCAACAGATGTTGATAACATTCTTGATAATTATATTGGTACAACAAGTTTAGTAAACATTATTTTTGAAGGTTCAACAGCAGATTCAGCAGAGACCACGCTAACTGTTACTGACCCAAGCGTAGATAGAACCATTACACTTCCTGACGCTACTGGAATTGTGATGTTACGAGACGCAACAGAAACAATTTCAAATAAAACGCTTGGTTCAAATTTAGTTGCGGGTAATTATCGTATAACTGGATTAGGTACACCTACTGCTGATACAGATGCGGCTACTCGTAAAAGCGCATACGATAATTCGCGTGTGGTGGGGATGTTATTAGGTGGAATGTAATGACATTCACTTATTCAGGTGACCCAAGCACCTCAACCCGTAACTATGTACGCTTTCTAATTAGCGATACAGATTCAACCGATGCGCTTTTTAGCGATGAAGAGTTGAATTATGTAATTAGCGAATGGGGGAATGATGCCTATAAAGCCGCTCGCGAATGTGCCGAAATCCTAATTGCTCGTTTTGCTCGCGAGGCTGATTCAACCTCAAAGAGCGTAGGGGATATTTCAGTATCAGAATCTTATGGGCAAAAAATTCAACATTACAAAGAATTGGCTGAAAATCTTCTTCGTCGCGAAATGCGTAAGAATCCGCCAAAACCGTTTGCCAATGCCGAGTCACTCAAGTCCACAGATGACCGTAGTATTTCTGATTACAACACCGATTTCTATGTGGGCATTACAGATAATCCCAACAGCAGTTACGACCAGCGCGTTCCGGAGTAAATAGATGGCTGACGCAATCTATAACAAGGTCGCTGAGTTTATGACTGACTCAGTTGTATTCACACCGAAAGCATCAGTCGATAAGTACAACAAAACTACTTACGGCGCATCAAATACAAATGTCACCGCTACTGGTCGTCTTATTTATGACACGACCAAATCTCGAGATGTTCAGGGAACAGAGGTCGTCGATATAGGTCGCTTCATCACCAAGGGACCTCAGACGAGCATCACCGTCAATCATAGGATGGTGGTAGGGGCGGACACTTTTACGATAAACGCCGTAGACAACATAGCGGATGAAAACGGAGCGCATCACACCGTAATTAGATTCGGACGGTAACCATGGTAAGCCGAGGTAAGGCAATCAAGATGGAACTGTTTGGAGACCAAGAATTAGTCAATGCCCTCAAAGCGGGTGGCGAAAGAACGCCTCATGCTATTGCTCAAGCAATATGGGAAGAAGCCAATCTTATCTTTGCTAAGTCACAAGTTTTAGTCCCTGTTGATACTGGAGTCCTACGCGGTTCAGGTGGCGTATCTGCTCCACAACAAGGACCACAAGGATTCTTTGTAGATGTTTTCTATGGCGGACCCGCCGCGCCTTATGCGCTCTATGTCCATGAGATTATTGAAAATTATCACAAACCTCCGACACAGGCTAAATATCTTGAGCAACCCCTCATGGAGTCCCAAGCCCAATTACAACAAAATATAAAGGATAGAATTATCGACATCATTCAGAAAGGGCAACAGGGCTAATGGCTACGATATTGGAATCAGTAGGTGATTACCTACAAAATACGGCGAGCGCTTTTGGCGCCCATGCCAGCCAAGGCACCCTTGGAACAAATTTATTTCTAGGCACCCTGCCTGATTCGCCCGATGCTTGTGTTGCGGTTTATGAGAACGCAGGTAGTTCGCCTGTATTCACTATGGGGTCGGGCGGTATCCGTGTCGATTATCCGATGCTTCAAATCATCACTAGAGCCACTCGAGAGGATTATCCAACGGCAAGAGATAAAGCAGAAGATATTCGAACTTTGCTCGCGTCGGTGCTTGAACAAACCGTCTCGGGAGTCCATATTATGCGTATTGAACCAATGGGTTCAGTAAATCAGTTAGGAGTAGACCCTAAGTATCGTCCACTAATCTCGGTGAATTTCCGATGTCTAGTGAGAATGTAGGGTTGGAGCCGACGGCTCCGAATGAGAGGCAAGGAGACGCTTATGGCAGAAACGCAACGACGGACGAATTCCAACGATGTTGGAAATGCGACCGACTCCTCTTCGAAAGCGCAACGCGCCCGTGGAGTATCAGATGCCCGCGCTGTAAATCCAAAAATAAATCAGGATGATTTCTTTGCTGATTTAGATTTACTAATTGGTATAGGTCGAGAACAAGGTGGTTGCTCTGTTGGCGCTTTAGTAGCCAAATTAGAAGAACCAATCAAATCAAAATTGATTTCAATTATGAAAAATGAAACGGTTAGTTCGGCTAAACTCGGCGAACTTATGTTGTCTTATGGACTTCCGCTATCCTCTACCGATGTGCTGAGAAGGCATCGACGAAGGCTAATAGGGAAAGATGGGTGTAAGTGTCCGCGTGAATCTTGATGATGCTTTAGATAATCTTCTCAAAACTTCTGAGGTTGAATCAGTTCAAAAGGTAATGCCTCGCGACCGCAAAGCCGATTGGCTTCCCGGCGTTAGTTGGAATGGCGATGAAGGCACGGTAACTACTCAGCCAATGGAGGGCGAAAGTGCGCCTGATTGGTCAGGCGTTCTACGAATGTGGGGCTTAGACCCTGAGCATTTTGAGGTAGTTGAACCAGTTCTTTTCAATGTTTGGGGAGACACCCTTGGCGTTCTCAATCGCCAATGGAAAGGCAAAGTAATCCGTAAGGGCAAGAAACTCAATGCCGATATAGATGAATTGATAAGAGAAATAAAGAAACATAAACCACGCCAACAAAAACAATTGACGGGTGAGGCATCACTTGTAGTCGTAGCCTCTGATTGGCAAGTAGGTAAAAAAGACGGAGATGGTCTCAAGGGTTTGATTAGCCGATGGCTCGAGGCGATTGAAGATGTCGAATGGCGACTGAAAGAATTGAAGAAGATTGGACGACCAATTGATTCAATCACCGTCCTATGTCTTGGAGATTTAGTTGAAGGTTGCGATGGTCACTATGACATCCAAACTTTCACAGTTGAAGAGGACCGAAGAAATCAAGTCAAGATTGCTAGACGACTTTTGCGCGATGCTTTGATTCGTTGGTCCAAGTTAGTACCTTCAGTAACGGTTGCCGCGATTGGCGGTAACCATGGAGAGAATCGCAAAAATGGAAAAGCCTTTACAACTCTCAATGACAATGACGATGTAGCGTTGGTTGAACAAATCGCTGAGATATTCGCGGCGAATCCTGAAGCCTACGGTCATGTCCGTTTTGCCATTCCTTCAGATGAGTTGAGTTTGACTGTTGAGGTCCACGGAAAAATTATTGGAATTAGCCATGGTCATCTTGCTCGCAGTTCAGGAAGCGTTGAAGGCAAGTTGAAATCTTGGATTGCTGGTCAAGCCCTTGGGCGTCAATCGATTGGTGATTGCGACATTCTTGTGACTGGTCATTATCACACTTTCAAGTTAGCAGATTGGGGAGGAGTCAAATGGCTTCAAGCCCCCGCACTAGATGGAGGAAGCGTATGGTGGAGACAAGCAAAGGGAGAAGTTGCGGATGCGGGAGTTCTGACCTTCCTAGTATCCAAAACAGGAGTAAGCGACATTCAGATTCTATGAACGACCCACGGGACATTGCCTCATACGCCGCTGAATTGGTCTCAGGTGACCGTCAGGAGGCTTATGGGCATCCCCTTGATAACTTCACCCGAGCCTCAAAGATATGGTCTGTAATCCTCGGCTGTGAGGTTTCTGCCGAGCAGGTAGCCCTCTGTATGGTCGGGATGAAGATAGCCCGCGAGGTCAATCAGTCCAAGCCTGATACGGTCGTGGATGGCATCGGCTATTTCCTCACCCTTCAAATGATTCAAGAAGAGCGCCTACGCAGGGAGGCTTGATTTACTAACCCCCGTAGGATATACTGAGGGTGTCCGAAAGGGGGACAAAATGGCTGAGTTCAAAAGGTTCAAAACCAAGAAATACGAGTTTTTTAGAAACTCGGAAAATAAAATTTTTACTCATGCTGTAATTATCGAAAACAAAGGTTACGGTGCGATATTTTGCGGTTCCTTCAAGTCGGCTCAGAAAAAAGCAAAATGGATAGAACAAAGAAGCCAAGAACGAGAAATTGCTTTGGTTGAAATTGTTGAAGTGGAGCAGGTCTAATGAGAGAGGTCAGAACTTTTAGGGTCTCTGAAGGTAGCGCCGAGACGACTCTTGCTAAGTTCTACAAGATTGCCAGCCGTGGTAAGTCCAAAGGTTTAGAGGGTGGCTTCAGGGTTCTTGGTATCACAGACCAAGTTGAGAGAATTGATGGCGTCCAGTATCAATACAAAGTAATCGAAGTTGAGTGCGAGCCTGTCAAGTTTGCTGGTTGGGAATTCCTTGCTATTGCTGAGATTGAGCAAGGCGTTATTTTGACTCGCGGTATTGGTTCCGCTCAGGAAATCAAACCTTCCGAGGTCAAGGTCGGATATTGCGCTCATTGCCAAACTACGAGAGCGCGTAAGAAATACATCTTTGTCAAGAGCGCGACTGGCGAAATCAAACAAGTCGGCTCTACCTGCGTCAAAGACTTTTTAGGTTGGGAGTTCGCTCCAACATTCTTACAAGATTGGGCTGAGTTTGAACAATATGCCAGCCTCAATAGCGGTCCTTCAGGAATTGATACCTTGTCTGTGGCGAGCGCGGCAATTGCGGTTGTAGCCAAGGACGGATATAAGTCGGCTTCTCAGTTTGGTTATGATGGTTCGACTTCCTACACGGTCTCCGAGATTTTTAGGTTTGGTGCCAAAGATTCTTACACCGCTAACCTCAAGAGATTTTATGGGGTCGAGCAGTTATCCGAGGAGCAGTTAGCCAAGGGTCAGGAATTGATTGAGTATGCCAAGACCTTTGCGGGCGAATCGTCTTACGCAGAAAACCTCAGAGCGGTAGCCAGCCTTGAGTATCAGACTTCCAAGACCATTGGAGTCTTTGTCTCGGCAATCATCGCCAAGCAGAAAGCGGAAGAGTCCGAGTTAGCCAAGAAGGTTGCCAAGGTTTACAAATCCGAGCAGTTTGCCGAGACTGGCAAGCGTGTTGAGATTGAAGTAACCGTATTGAGTTCTCGAGTCATCGAGAGCGAATGGGGTTCTTCGACATTGTGGACTTTTGAAAGTGGCGATTACAAATTCAAGTGGTTTGATAGCGGATACACTTTCTCCGCCGAAATTGGCGAGTCGTTCAAAATCAAAGCCACCATCAAAGGGCTTGACGAATACCAAGGTCAGTTCGCTACAAAACTTTCAAGAGTTGCGAAGGTCAAAGATAAGGAATTAGCCACCGCTTAGTAATACGATACACTTTGATTACTGTGCGCTAGTCGCCTCAATTGCTGTCTGCCTCCGTGCGCTGAGTCGCCCCGACGGTCTATTGGGGCTACCCATGTGCCGTATCGGAGGAGGTTTAGATGGCTCAATACAGAGTCCTTCAGGGTATCGATTACCCGCCAAACAAACGCGCTGAGGCAGG